GTGTTCACTTTTTCCGACCAGCAGCCGCAGCCGCAAAAACGCAAGGCCAAACCGCGTAAAAAGAAAGTTACTCAACCGGACGGGCGGGGACGGCCTGAATACGTTCCTACCGAATCTGACCGCATGACGGTTATGAGTTTGGTGGCGGCAGGCTTCGCGCATAAAGATATTTGCGTATGCATCGGGCCGAAGGGCATTTCCGAGCCGACCATGCGAAAGCATTTCGCGCATGAGCTTGCCACGGGAATCCCGCAAATCAACGCGATACCAGTGAAAAGCATCGTCCGATCAATGGCAAAGGCGCAGCCGTGGGCCTGTACTTTGTGGGTTAAGAATCGAATGGGATGGCGGGAGAAGGCACCGGAAGGCGCGGTATCTGATGATGGCATGAGGGAACTCGCAGCGGCGATAGCGGGCGGTCCGGTGGAATTGCCGGAAGGTTCGGATTCGATCAGTTGGGAAAAGATTCTGCGGGAAAAGGCCAAAGAGGCGGAAACGGGCGAGGCGGAATAGTTCTTTATTTCCGCCAATCGTGCTACTGGGTGTCGGTTTTTCCCGGCCTGAGACAGGACGAGTTGCTACGATTCGCTAAAACAAAGGGGTTAGTTGATTGTCCGATTCGCAATGGCTGAAGTTTATCGGGCGGCTGTTAGCGGCGCATAGGGTACCGCGTCCGATGCGACCTTTGCCGGTGGTGCCTCCGGTAGTCCAGCAGGAACCGATTCGGTTCACGTTGAAGGATCGAGCGTTCTTGAAGGCGGCGTGAATCCTGGTCGATGAAAGGTGAGAGGTAATGGCCGAGTATCACGGGCGGGAAGTTAAGCTGAACAAGATCATGCCGGGGGACGTGAAGAAGTACAAGGTGTACGTCCGCGACCCCGAGACCGGCAATATCAGGAAAGTCAATTTCGGTGCTCGTGGGTACACGATCAAGCGCGGCAACCCGGAGCGGCGGGCGGCGTATCGGGAGCGGCATCATTGTGACGATCCCACGGTGAAGAAACCGATCACATCGGCGGAATACTGGTCATGCCGGAATTGGGAGAAGCCGAAGACGGACGCGATGGATTATCGTCGCCGGATGCACGACGCGCTTGACAAGTTGATGGTCCGAATGAAGTAAGGGCCGGGAAATAACTGGGCACAGGGCGGCGGTTCTGTGATACAGTTCTAGGTATGAGATTGCCTTCGGTTGCTTTTTTGGAGCTTCAGACGGAATTGCTTGATGATCGGAAGTATGATGGCATTCCTGGATGCGCTCGTGATGTAACACTTCGGGCTGTTACTGATGACGTAAGCTACACATTGACGGCATGGGCGGAATTCATGTATTTCTGCAAGGAGGATGTGGATGAAATGCAGGAGCAGGCGCGGCAGGATGGTTCCTGGACATTATCGAATTTGGCGTTGGAAAAGTATAGAGGGGTCCAACGGACGTTCTGTAAAGCTCTCGATAACGTGGCTTATTCTGGTTACGTTGATCCGAGCGGCAAGAGACTTTGCCACGGTTTAACCAATGCGCCAACGGCAGCGTGTGTTAGGCGAACGTCCCTTATACGATGGAGGGATGAGCCAGCGGCGGTAGTGGCGGCTAGTATTCAGCCATGTATTCAGAAAATGGCATTGCATGGATTAGGAAGTCCCATATCGGTATTGATTCCAAAGGGGCTTTTAGTTGGAAGAGAATCTGAAGTTTGCTCTCTCCTTAGTTGCCATTTCGTCTTAGCTCGTAAAGTACAGATTTTTGAGTTGCCGCTTTTGAATGGGTCGGGACGGGCCATAATTTATTCGCCCGACGATGTGGAGTTAAGATTCCACCCAATCAGGAAGGCAATGACGATCCCTTTCGGTAGTGGATACAAGGTTTTGTTTTGCTCTACCGGGGTGGACTCAATACGGTATCTGAATCCTAGTCACATGATTTATCTGGAAGGGGTCGAGTAATGGCAAGACCGGCCCCGGATGGACGTAGAGATCGAATACTGCATATTCGATTGACCAGTGAAGAACTGGCAGCGATTGAGGCGGCGGCTAAGGCCGGCGGGGTAATCAGCGTTTCGGTTTGGGCGCGTAATATTCTGATGAGTTGTGTAGCAATTACGGGCGAGAAAGGCCAGTCAGGAAACGAGTCCGGGGGACATGTTAACTATGGCTTCGCCCACCAATTCTTGCGATTTCGATATTTATCCGCCGTCGTATGGCGAGGAGGGTTATCCCTTCTCGGAAGCCGATGAGCCGGAACCGTATAAGCTGAAATGCAAATGCGGCGGCGAAGAGTTCGTGGTGTACTTCCCGGCTCCGTTTATCACTTGCGCGGCCTGCACGTCTTGTCATAAGTCCGGGGAGATTTATGAAGGATGAACGGAAAGCAACAACTTTGGTTGACTTGCTGGATCGTGCCGATGTTCGGCGAGTGAAATTCAAACAGGAAATCCGTGCGTTAGGATTAGACAAGTGGATGCGGCGCAGGAAAGCGAAACAGGATGTTGAAGCGAATCACATCAGTACGAGAACCGCACACTGAGATTGTGACGCTGGAGTGTGGGCATCGCGTCCGGTTGCTGCATAGTTTGATTCAGATGGTGGACTGTCCGCATTGCCCGAAAGAAGTGAAGCGGGAATTTGTTTTCTCTAAATTGCTATCCTGGCTGTTTAGGATTTAGCCGTGTCGGAATCAGGTAGCGAGGCAAAGAAAAAGCCATTCGTATTGCCGCCGTCCGGTGGACCGATTACCGGCTTGCGGCCTTTCGGTGAGCGGTCTCGGCGATTCATCCGCCGGCATCCGGTTGATGACGCTCGCCTGAACTTTTTGGTTGGTTCGATTCGTAGTTCCAAAACGAAGACCACTAACGCGAAGTTATGCGTTTGGCTCCGTTCGGGATGGTGGCCTGGTGGAGTCGGTATGATTACCGGCAAAACCAAGCAATCTGCCAAGAACAATATACTGAACGATATTCAGTCATTCGTTGGGGATGGGAATTTTCAGTACAATCAGCAATCCGGCGAACTGTTCATTTACCGGCGTCCGTTCATGGTATACGGGGCGGGTGACGAAGGGGCGCACGCCAAAATCAAAGGTTCGACGGTAGGGATTTGGCTTGGCGACGAATTGACGCTCTACCCTAAGAGCTTCTTCGATATGGCTGTCTCCCGATTGTCCTTGCCTGAATCACGAATGTGGGGGACGACGAATCCCGCCAGTCCATTTCATTATTTGAAGTCGAAATACATCGACAACGAGAAGTTGCGGGCCGCTGGTTATGTGTGGTCCGACAATTATACGATGGACGATAACCCGAATATTGCTGACAAGGATAAGGACTTTCTGAAACGGTCCTTCACTGGTGTTTTTTATCAGCAAAACATCCTCGGATTGTGGGTCATTGCCGAGGGCGCGATTTACCGGGATGTGATTACGGATGATATTTTCTACGATCACGCCAATGGCCGGCCAGCAGGACTGGAGCGGCGGAATAATCACGTTGAGCATTGGGTTGCCATTGATTTCGGAACCGTCAACCCGATGGTCTATCTGGACATATACGACGACGGGACAACCGTATGGGTGGACCGGGAATACTATTGGGATAGCCGGTCAATGATGCGGCAGAAGACGGATTCTGAGTATGCCGCCGATTTGATGGACTTCATGAATGGCAACGATCCACTGGCATTCGGTGAGCAGAAGAAGCAAGTCGATCAGCGCGAATGGGCGGGGGTGATTCTCGATCCGAGCGCGGCTTCGTTTCGGGCAGAACTGACACAGAAGGGCATTTTCGTTACCTCCGCCGATAACGAGGTTCTTGAGGGTATCCGCAAAGTAAGCACGATGTTGAATCGTAAAAAGTTGCGAATCCATCGGCGGTGCGTTAACCTAATCCGTGAAATGAACGCTTATGCATGGGACACGAAGCGGGCAAACAGTGGGCGTGAGCAACCGATCAAGGCGCATGACCACGCGCCGGATGCTTGCAGGTACTTCGTGAGTACGCGCATTCCTAACTGGAGGTTGGCGGCATGACGATTCGGGACGCTGTGGTTGGGTTCGGCATTGCGCTGGTTGTTTTCGGTTCGGCTTGTGTCGTTCGCCCGTTGTATATTTGGATCAGCGATATTGTCACCGGCAATTTAGACCATTGGAAGTGAACAATGAAACAGCAGCAACCAGATTTTTTTGACCGCGCCGCGCAGGCGTTGAAGCCGAAACCGAAAGAGCATTTTGATAGTGTGATGGAACAACTGGATCAGAGATTTGGCCCGACACACACATCTATGCTTCATCTTCGGTGGATTCGGCAAGCCGATGGTAACGGGCAGTATCGGTCATCCATGAACCGTAGCCGGGACGACAGGTAAGGCATGGATAGTTTCGATCAGTTAAGACGAATTTTGGAAGTAATTCTGATCGATGTTCAGGAAATCAAGAAGGGGAATGAATACATTATGGCAGCTATTGACGATTTGAACGCAGAAGTGGCCGCGCTCACCAGCAGTGCAAGTGCGGAGATTGCGGCAGTAACCGCAGCGATTACGGCAGCGCAGGCGAATAACGATTCGGCGGCGATTGAGACGGCTGTTGCCAGTTTGAAAAAGGTCCAGTCGAATCTGGATGCCGCGACGGCTCAGTTTACGCCTGCTCCCGCTGCTTCTGCCGCGCCGTCCGTATCGTAATGGTGGTACTCATGTTGGTGATGGTGGGTGCTATTGCACTCATCATCACCGATGATTATTCAGCGTAGATTTTATGAGCAAGTTGGTTCACTTGGGGCATGATGCGAAAGGTACGCTGTACGCTTTTCATTGCCCCGGTTGTGAGTGTTCCCATCAGGTGCGTGTCCCACCGGACGTAACAAATACGGAATCGCATCCGTGCTGGAGTTGGAACGGTTCTATGGAAAGTCCAACATTCAATCCGTCGATTTTGGTTTATGGTTCCGGGGACATCCCACGCTGCCATTCGTTCGTAAGGGATGGTCGCATTCAGTACCTGGATGATTGCACGCATGGCTTTAAGGGGCAGACGATAGACCTGCCAGAGTGGTCCTGAATGGTTCTTGGTACTGTATTTCGGTGGTGGGAATGTGGGCATGTATCTGCCCCGGTTTCTAGTGATCTTGTTTACTCATGGCCTCCCGACCCGAATGGATTTCCGCAATGGGCGGCGTTTCGCGCGAATGATAACTTTGGCATGCCGGAAGGTGCCGATTGAGTTCTGACCGGATGCGGATGATCTTCGGCTTTTGCCTGTTGCTGATTCTGGCAGTTTTGGCCGGTGCGGTGGCGTTGGGCAGAGTGGAAGAGAAGACAAGTTACGGCTTGATGCCGATTTTGACTGCGCTGGCGACTTTGGCCGGCGGGTTCTCCAATTACGCTTTCAGCGCACGGCGAGACAATGCCGACAAAAAAACCAGTCAAGACGGCGATTGAAAAGAAACCTTGGGGTCGATTGATCGACCTGTACGAACGGGAAATGCTGAAGTTGTTTAAGCGTTTCCGGCCCTCAGAACCAACCAGTCAGGCACTTGAAGCAATAGCTCAAGACCCGAAATTCCAAAAGGCGGCGGAACGCACCGCAGAGCGCATGGTTTCGGAAGTCGCGTTCACCAGCGCGAAATCATGGCGGGAAGCCGTGATGAAGGCCACGCACTCGCGGCGTATATATGGGGCATTGCAGCAGGAGATGAATCGGCCCGCCATGCGGGAGGCATACCGGAATCTTCTGGATGAGAACGCGAAGCTCATTAAATCTATCCCGTATGATTTAGCGCAAAAGGTCACGCGCTACGCAGCGGAGGAAGTCGGGAAGGGCAAGCGAACCGGCAACCTGATGAAGATGTTGCGGGTTCATTGTGCGGAGCTTACCGCAAACAAGATCAAACTGATCGCCCGCACGGAAATATCCAAAGCGCACACGGAAGTGACGCGGGTCCGTTCAGAAGACCTGGACGTACCGGCTTACGTTTGGATCACATCGAATGACCGGCGCGTGCGTGAATCGCATCGCAAGATGAACGACATTATCGTGTTCTGGAACGACCCACCGTCGCCGGAAGCATTAATCGGGCAAAAGAGCACGCTTGGTAAGTATCATGGCGGGGAATGTCCGAATTGTTTTACTGGTGATACGAAATTAGTAAGCCCGCATGGTTTAAAAACGGTGTGGCGTGCGCCGTACAGCGGAAAATTGATCGAGATCATTCTCGAAACCGGCGAAAGGTTTCGCGCCACACCTAATCATCCAATACTCACCAATAATGGGTGGGTTGCTGCGGGCCTGCTTGATACAGGAGATTATCTTGTCCATTTGGGGCTGGGTGGGGATTCCAGTATAGAGCCATATAGAAACAATTACATACCCACATTCGATGATGTTTTTAGTGCGGCGTCCGTTGAGGGTAAAAGTTCCATTTCTTTTGGCCTTAATTTCCACGGCGATGTGATCCGAGACAATGTCGATCAAATATCCGTTACAGGGGACTTGAACATCTACGGGCAAATTGGCCGCTCTCATGGCGTTTGCGATTTCGATTTCTCCAATCCCAATTGCGGGGTCGTGGAGAGAGTTAATAGCATCATATTTAAGATTGCTGGCTCGCGCGGCTCTGGCTTTAGAGACAATAGCACGTCGATCAGCGAGGGACATAGATTGCATTCTGATGTAATTAGCAGCGGATACATCGCGTCGGGCAATTTTATTCAGAAAAAGATTTTTCCTGACCGTGTCTCGCGTAACTCCCAAGTGCTTGGCAAGTCTATTTTCGCTCCATTGATTGTCGATATAGAGCGTTCGCAAGATTTCGGGTTCGATAGTATGTTGAACGCCAGCAGTGGGCGATTTGGGTTGTCGGAGTCCAGCCTGATTCAAGGCTTCAGCGAGAAGACCTTTGGAACATTTAGCGCGTCGGCTGAATGCGGAGATAGTTTCCCCATTAAGAATAGCTATGTGCGCGTTGTGGAGAAACTCGTTAGTGAATTTTCTGGTCATGTTTATACATGTGAAACCAATAGCGGGTGGTACGGGGTAACACCTACAGGTATTATATCAAAAAATTGCCGGTGTGAACCTCTGCCTCTGGTATCGCTTGATGAGGTGACATGGCCGCACAGAGTATACCGGAATGGTTCGATCATGATGATGAACCGGACGGCATTCCAAAATCTTTATCAGCGCAAAGCAGCCTAACACGTAAAAGGCCACTACTGAATGTCAACGGCACCCATACCGATCAATAAACACCGCGCTCTCGGGGCGCGTATTGGTCGTGCGTATGAAGCGAAGGATGCGCGTGCGGTAGGGCTTGGCTTGCAGCCTCCTCCGAATCGGGTGCAGGGCTTTGATGCGTTCACGAACATCGCGGCCCGCATGGGCTTCGGTACGCCGTCGCTGACGGAAGCCACGCAGTACAACATGGTCCGGTGGACCTATGACTACTGGCTGATGATTACGTTGTACCGGAATCATTGGATTAGTCGCAGGATCGTGGACACGCCGGCGCAGGATATGGTTCGGGCTTGGCCTCGGCTGACTTCCGATATTGACCCGTCAGACCTGACCAGCATCGACCGGACGATTCGCAGGACCAATACCAAGCAGCAGTTAATGACCACGCTGAAATGGGCGCGGCTGTTCGGCGGTGCTGGTGCGCTTATTGTCATCAAAGGTCACGAGAATCGGCTGGATGAACCGCTTGATTATGAAACCATCGAACCGGGCGCGTATAAAGGGCTGATCCCGTTTGATCGCTGGAGCGGTATCTATCCCGAGGGGTCGATTTGCAACGACATCGAAAGTCCGTTGCTGTTTAATTTGCCGGAAAAGTATCGGGTCCAGACGCCGGAAGGAGGCAATGGGTTTACGGTTCATGCCAGTCGGATTCTGAGATTCAACGGTCCCTCGGTTCCTGCCCCGGAGTATCAGGCACAGCAGTATTGGGGTATCTCGTGCCTTGAGCCTGCTTTCGAGGAAATCCGAAAGCGGGACAACATGAGTTGGAATATCCTCTCGTTATCGTTCCGCGCCTCCATCATCGGGATGCGATTCAACGATCTTGCTCAGGCTTTATCTGGTGCCGGGATGAATCAGAACGCTCTGGTGGCATTCCAGAGCCGTATGGAATCCATCAACCAGTTGATGAGTAATCAGTCCATGCTAATGCTGCCGGAAGGCGGCGGGCTGGAGCAGATTAGTGTTCAGGCGGCGGGGTGGGACGGGATTTATCAACAGTTCCAGTTGGATATTGCAGGGGCGGCGGATATCCCGGTATCGCGATTGTTCGGTCGCACGATCAGCGGGCTTGGTCAGGCGAACGACATGGACGAACGAGTCTATGAGGAAAAGATCGCCGTTGAGCAGGAAGACCAGTTTCGCCCGCAGTTGGACCGGCTATATCCGATTCTGGCGATGAGTTGCTTCGGGGAAATCCCGAAAGACCTTGATCTTGTCTTCCCAAGCGTTCGCGTCCTGAACGATGAAGAAAAAGCGAACCTGTCGCAAATCGCCACGAATAACATTAATACTCTGGTCAATGCCGGGATTCTGACGAAAGCTCAGGCTCTCAAGGAACTGAAGCAGTCCAGCGATGTAACGGGCTTCGGGACAAACATTACCGACGAGGACATTGCAGCGGCGGAAAAGGCCGGGGATATGACCGGGGAGCTACTTGGCCCGGATGTACCGGAAGATGAAACCGACGCCACCGAGGGCGCGGAAACGGCCAAACCAGGGCTGTTTGGCGGCACGGCTGACTCGACTGATACGCCGTCGCCGTTATTCCGTAAATTGGTGGCGCGGGCGAAGGACTCCGAAGGCGTGCCGGATGAGTACGACGTTGCCGGGATTCCGGTAAAGATCGAATTCCGGCGCGGCTCGCGGCGTCAGATACGGAATCAGGACAACCAGATCGTCTATGATCGTCTGATGAAGCATCATTACGGATTCATCAGGAATACGGTTGGGCGGGATGGCGATGAAATCGACTGTATTATCGGATCGACGCTGAATGCGCCGATGGTTTACGTGGTCGATATGGAAGACCTTGGGCCGGAAGTGGCGGCGCGTGAAGACGAAGACGAAGACAAGGTATTGATTGGTTTCAATTCGCCGGAAGAAGCCGAGCAGGCGTTTATTTCGATGTACGATTCGGATTTCCTGCGGAGTATCGTGTCGATGCCCGTCGCGGAATTCCGAGAGTTAATCCTGACTGGTGAGCCGGTTACTTTGACACCTCCTGCGGAAATGGATATGCCTGAGCCGGTTGGCACCGTGGCGGATAAGGCGAAGCGGAAAACACCGAGGAAGCGTAAGGCGGGGCGGATGAAGAAGAAATGATTCGAGCGTTAACTGTTGCGAACACTTTGAACATCGGCGCGTGGGTCCGTGGCGTCCTATCTGCCGGGATTAGCGGCGGCGCATCGGCCATTACGGGCGGGTTGGTCGTAAGCGGGCTGGAGCCGGAAAACTTCAACTTCCATGCGGGTAAGTTTTGGGAACTTGTCGGCAGTTTGTTTATGGTCAATGCCGTGGTGAGTATCGGGAAGTTCCTTCAGAACCATCCATTACCGGATGAATCGACGCCCGAAGGGGGCGCATGATTCCGGTTAATCAGACTCGGACGGGCAATGCCGGGAACTGCTTCGCGGCCTGTTTGAGTTCCATCCTGGAAGTGCCATTGAACCAAGTGCCGGATTTCGGCATGGAAGACGATGAAACCTTTCTATCGAAACTTGCCCGGTTCCTGCTAATCCGAGATTTGTATTACGTTCAGGTGCCGCCGAATGATCCGATCCTTAAAGCCATGTGGAAATATGGCGATGCGTATCATACGGTTGAAGGCGTAAGCCCTCGCGGCGGGCTTCATGCGTGCGTGGGGCGAAACGGCAAGATTGTATTTGACCCGCACTCCGGCGCACAGGAGCCACATTTGGTTGAAGTGCAATGCTTTGGCCTGTTGTGTAATCGAAGCGCAATCGCGGCACCGATACCTCCGGTGGGTAACTGGAATCCGTCAAGACTTTACTGACAAAGGAAATCAACTAAATGGCAGTAGGCATTTTAACCCCGACATCGTATACGCAGGTCAGCGCACAATACTATCCCCAGGCGGTACTACTGCCGAGCAACCTATCGCCCACGGCGGCGCTGATTCAGTGCATTGGCCCTCAGCCGGCAGTGATTCTGCTTGGCACGGCAGTGGCGACTACTACGGGAACGGTTGCGGCGGGCGCTACGGCAATGACGGTTGCTAGTGGCACCAGTATCGCTGTTGGGCAGTTAATTGTTGGCATTGGTATTGCGTCCGGGACGTATGTTGCCGCAGTGACGGGGACGGCGGTAAAGTTGTCACAGCCTGCCGCCGCTGCATTGAGCGGGGCGACGGTAAACTTTGTCGGAGCGGTGACTAACGCGACGGGGATTGTGGTTCTGCCGAATACGGCATTGCCGTTACTTGGAATCGGGTCGAACACGTACCTGAGTTATATCTGTCAGTCTGGCGGGTATGCGGGCGGGGCGTCTTCAGTGGCAGTCTTAAATATAGCGACGGGGACGGTGGCTTAATTATGCCGATCAGCAAGTATTTCAAGGGCAAAGGCGAACAGGTTTTGAAGTCCATGAAAGAGCAGTACGGCCCGAAGAAGGGCGAACAGGTCTTTTATGCGACGGCTAACAAGGAAGGCATGAAGCCCGCCGAAGATGAAGAATTTACTAAACCATTGGCTATTGGAAATGGTTTTGAGTATTGGGAACAGGCTGGTGAAGTGTATCGGACGCCTATCGGCAATCGCGGATATGCAAATAAGAATGGCGTCCCCTCAAACGCTCGATGGGAATGCTCAAAAGCTCATTTTGATCGGTTTCGTGATGTCCTGCTTGGTAACGACGAAGAAATCAAACCTGTGGGTTACTCTAGTGCAACAACTGGAGAAATTCGTAAAGTCCAGGCATTGGCGAGTTGTCCATTTTCCGTTGCGGCGGCCTGCTACATGGCGAGTGGCGGAAGCATAGAAAAAGCAATCCAGTGTGCAAAAAAAAAATGGCCGTCACGTCTCGGCTTTGGGCGGGATGCTTCTGGTTATTCCGTGAATGGAAAGCATTTTGATCGGTTCCTTGATGCTGTAAAGCACGCAGAAGTGGAACGGGCTGAAGTGATTGAAGAAGCGACTGGGGTACGTCGGTGGGCGCCAATCCCGAATCGGCAACGGCGCGGAAGTGTGGCAGCGAAACGCCATGAGATCAAGATGCCTGATGGCACGTTTGCGCCAATGACGAAAGAGAACATTCGGAAGGCGCAGGGGCGCGATGTG